ACCTTGTCACAGATAGCAACGTGCCTAACGGTGTAGCGTTTGTTGGTACAACTGGATTAAAGTTTATAACTTCATCATCTGGTACATGGGTGCAGCATGCAACTAATCTTGCTGCATCTGGCTACCTCAAGTCTGGTCTTATCCGTTGGGGTACTGGAGAGAAAAAGCAACCAGTATCGCTGAGCATTAAGTCAGATCCAAACTCTGGTGGAACGCTTGGGTTTAACGTTGATGACAATGCTAATCAGCTTCTTACAACTGGAACAATTCCATTTGGTCCTAACACTGAAGCAACGCTTGCAAGCTATGTATACCCTGCCGACGTATTTCAAATTACATTTAACTTTGCACGTGATACATCTGATACAACCAAGGGACCACTACTAACAGAGTGGCAGATCCGTGCATTGCCAGCACCACTACGTTCACGCACAATCACAATACCTTTGCTTTGCTATGAAGAGGAGAGAGATTCCAATGGAAACACACGAGTATCACACCCATGGGAGCGAATCCAATATCTTGAATCTATTGAGCAGAATGGTGGAGCAGTCCTCTACCAAGACTTCACATCAGGTGAAGAACGGATCTGTGTTATCCGCGCTCTCCAATTTGAGCAGACTGCCCCACCCACTTTTGCATCTGGGTTCGGCGGGATTGTTACCTTACAGCTACAGACAATCGACACAGAAGAAGTGATTCGTTGATTGAAAAATATTTACCGTTAGTACAACCAGAAGAAAGATCGCCATTGGTTACACAAGTACGTGTAGCTCTTAATGTTGCTGGTGATGATCGGCTAGATGCTCCCCTGCAGGAATTGCTCAAAGGGTTGCAGCATCGCTATGACATACCAGCAGTCGGGTGCATCAATATAGCCACGCTGGATGCGCTCGCAGTTGCTCCACCAGAATGGTAGGAGATAGAAGAGGAGGGGGACTTAATTGTCCCCCTCTTTTTTTATTTATATAATCTTTCTTAACCAGAGTTGAGAGTTATCTTCTATCTTCTCAACCTTGCCGATAAGTAAATGACACAGTGCATCAATGGCATATCCTGGATCATAGAAGTCACCTTTGCCCATGCTCCATGTGTAATCATCGAAGGCAAGGATGCCTCCCACCTTGAGCTTGTCATACGCATTTGACCCATCACGTAATACAGCGAATGCAGTATGGTCGCCATCTACATAGATGAAATCAAAGATCTGCTCATTGCCTATACCAGCAAAGTATCTATCGCTGGTCATCTGCATTACTACTACCTTCTGTTCAAAAATGGCTGTTGCATTTTTATCTGTGTATGTTTTGTATACATCTTTCCAATCCATATTGTAATGGACTGGTTCATCAGATCCCTCCCATGTATCTACATCTACAAGGAATGAGTGCGGTTGCTTAAGGATGTTATCAACCATCCACTTGGTTGCATCACCTGTGTAAGCACCAATCTGTAGACACTTGATCTCCCTGTCTGCCAGAGGCAGAAGGTTTCTTTCAAAGTTTCCTTTTGCGTCTGTTGATTCAAACCAATTTGGATATGTCATTAGTATGCACTCTTATCTTTATTGAGAATTCGAATAGCCCAGTCTAACCCTGTGTTAAACCCATCCATCCATTCTGAATCCTTGTGTTCTTTGGGAAGATGCGTCTTCGCATCTTCTATTTTCTTTATGAATATATCTATATCTTTCATCGGCTCGCCCTCTGGCGAGCCTTTCCCGCCCACCACCCCTCTACCCTATCACTTATTGGTAAAAAAGAAAGGCGTGTCGTTACCAAGTAATCTTGGTCACGACTGGTATTCTTCTGGTATGAATGAACTTCCTCCTCATAGATCCTTTAGTCAGCTGTCTACGTGGCAGTCCTGCCCTCAGAAATATTATCTGAGTAAGGTAGCCATGGTTCCAGAAAAGCCAGCAGTCTATCTTGCTGCTGGTTCCGCCGTCCATTCAATGTTGGAGTGGTTAAACCATGAGCTCTACCGACAACAGTCCACAGGGGATTGACCAACGTGGTGTACCCAGCAATGAGTGCATCAACTGCGGTTCTAACATCCAAGTAATCAGAGCAATCTTCTCAGACTACGAGCTGGTTATGTGGTTCTTAGATTCCTTCTGCGCCCAGTGTGGCTCACCAATGACAGCACCAACCCCAGTAGATCACCCAGATTGGAACCCCGATGACTATCGATTTGACAACTAAGTGGCTAGAAGTATTTAATGATGCCGTTCTGGAAACAGAACAGAAGACTGGCATTCCCTCTACGGAGTGGAAGACAGCAGGACGTAAGACCACCTTGCGTCCTGATGGGGAAGATCTGCCCTTTTGGCAGAGCGATGGGCTCAAGCAGGTTGAGTCGTACCATAACTGGTACAAGCAATCTGGTTGGCAGATCGCAACGATGCCCGACGGACGTCCTGGAATTGAATGGGCTGCTGATGTACACTTCGGGGGTACACCAGTACGCATGGTAGTTGATGCGATATACAAGGTAGGGGAAGACCTCGTTATCGTGGACTACAAGACAGGTTCTAGGACTCCGTTCGGTGCAATCCAAGCAGGTCTTTATGCTTCTGGTATTGAACGTAGTTATGGCATCCGCCCTAAGTGGGGAGCCTTCTTCATGACTCGCAAAGGCGAGCTCGATGAACTGATTGACCTGTCACATCTGACAATGGAATATTTTGATTACGTATTTGGCGCAATGAACGCTGCCGTTTGGGAGGGTTGGTTTCCTCCATCAGTTGGTGACTCCTGCAGGATGTGCAGTTTTACGGCACAATGTCCTGCAATGGGAGGCAAAGATTTCCCATTACAAATCCAGGGAAAAAGAAAAGGAGATGAACTAGATGACTGAATCTATGTTCTCGTATACAGGTAAGTTGAATTCAACTGACCTATTCACCGTCCGAGGTAATAGTGTTAGTGAGTTTAGAGCTAACCTAACCGCAGCAGTTGAAGCAATTGCTTCTGCTGTTGAACTACAACAATCACTTAACAACCGCTCAGGCGGTGCGTCAGGTGGAGCATTTGCTGCAACACCTGCAGCAGTTCAAGTGCTACAAGATGCTGGACTCAATCCAACTCCAGTTGCAACAGGAACAACACCTCAAGCAATTGAAGTAATCATGGATCGCTACGGTAATGAATGGACATATGGACATCCAGATGCGCCAGCATTACCAGACGGTCGTGGAAAGTATGCAAAGAAGAAGGGTACTTCCAAGGCTGGCAAGGCTTACGTTGGTTGGTTCGACCCAGCTAAGGGACCGAAGCCTTTCACACCTGGTGCAGTAGAAGCAGAAACTATCTGGGCTAAGTAACATGCGTTCACTGTTGCAAGTAGTGGGGGTTGAATCTCCTGCTGGACATATGCTCCCAGAGATTCTGCCTCAACTTACTCAGTCACAAGTTGTGTTTCGTCAAGCGCAGTTGCACTTGATAGCAGCACAACCTGGTGGTGGTAAGACACTACTTGCACTGTGGTACGCAATTCAATCTAAGATTCCGTCACTCTACTTCTCGGCTGACTCTGACTCCCGAACAATCGCCACTCGTGCAGGGGCAATCCTTATGGAGAAAGAAGTCGCACAGGTTGAGAAGATGATGGACTCTGATGCATCAGTCCTTTTGGAAGACGCACTCGCTGATGGTGCAGGGCATGTTCGATTCAACTTTGATCCGTCGCCTTCGTTGCAAGACATCGAAGAAGAAATAGAAGCTTGGATAGAACTGCACGGCTCTGCACCACAAGCAATCTTTGTAGACAACTTAATGAATGTCGCTTCAACAAGCGACAATGAATGGACTGCATTACGTGATGCGATGTCAGCCTTCCACTATATGGCTCGTGAATACGAGTCAGCCTTCATCGTTCTACATCACGTATCCGAGAACGAGAAGATGTCAAAGCCTAACTATCCTGCTCCGCGTAAAGCGTTGATGGGTAAAGTTGCAGCGTTACCAGAGTTGGTTCTTAGTGTTGCACTAGACGGACAGGCAAACGCTTACCGCGTTGCCGTAGTGAAGAACCGACATGGTAAGGCTGACCCAACAGCAGAGAGTTATGTCTCGCTGTCAGCGGAGGCAAGCCACATGACTTTGTATAACTCACCTGCCGAGTTACAAAGAGCAAGGACAATGCGACAATGGCAGTAGATATTGAATTAACCCTAGATGAAATCTTGGATGGCATTCGTTTCATCCATCTAGTCAGAGAGAATAAGAAACAATATGAAGTCACCGATAAAAAGTTTGATCGCAACAACTCGTCGTATTCGGTTAATCTTATGGGTCAGCTGGGTGAGATGGCGTGTGGCAAAGGACTTGGGCTACAAGTGGACAGAACGATTTCGCCGAGCGGTGACAACGGACACGACTTATCTACACCACTGGGAAAAAATATACAAGTCAAAACTTCCACGCTCCCGCAATTAATATTTAATGCACCAGAATTATTTGTATCTGACATTGCAGTGTTGGTGCAATTCTTTGGTGACAAACAACTACCCCATGTCGATAGTAAGTTTACTCTAGTTGGTTATGTGACACGCGAAAGATTTCTTGCGGAACATTACAAACATGACTATGGTTACGGCATTCGGTTAGTGATGGATGCTAATCAACTACAACCAATAGAGGAGCTCATCAATGGATTATCCAGACTTCAGTCAAGCTCGTTGCAGGGAAGTGGGAACTGAGTTCTTCTTTACAGAAGAAGATAACGAAAGAGATACTTCAGTATATGCACTTGGTAAAACAATTTGTTCTGGATGTTTCGTAAGACGAGAGTGTTTAGAGTGGGCAGTAAGACATGAAGCTCACGGATTGTGGGGCGGTATGACACCGAGAGAACGTATGCTTATACGAAAGAAGAGAAACATTATCCTCGAACAGATACTGGTGACTGACTATGTCAACGCCAAGTAAACGCAAAGGTTCACAATACGAACGAGACGTAGTCAAGTGGCTGGTCTCGTATGGTTTTCCATGCGCCGAACGTGCGTATGGTGCTGGTCGGCACGATGATGTCGGAGACATTGACGGTATCGACGGCGTAGTAATAGAATGTAAGAACGAAAAGAAGATCACTCTCAGTGGCTATCTGCAGGAGCTCTCAGATGAGATGACTCATGCTGATGCTGAGACTGGCGTGGTGCTAATAAAAAAGCGTGGCACTACAAATGTCTCAGAGTCATACGCGGTAATGCCCGCATGGCTCTGGGCTGATCTGCTAAAACAGGCAGGTTACAATGGACATAGGTAACACAGTGACAGTGCGTTACCAACTGAAAAGAGGTAACTATGCGGTTGATCGCAATAACCGTAGCAACAATGACATTTATTTTAATGTCACCAGCACAAGCAACTTCACCGTTGCTGACCTTGGAGAAGCGCATGATGGTGCTGGACAAGGAAGCAGCAATAGAACTTGCGATAAGCACAGTAACAACGGACAAACGAGAAGCATCTTGTGCGAAGAAGATTGCGTACAAGGAGAGCCGTTACAACGTGGACTCGCTCAACAAATCGAGCGGAGCACGTGGAGCGTGGCAGTTACTCTGGGCAAAACCAGGGTGGTCACTACTCAAACAAACATCAGAAGCACACAAGTATGTGCTCCACCGTTACGATACTTGGTGCAACGCACACAAGTTTCATCAGGAAAGGAATTGGTATTAAGTGAACCAGCCTGAGTTCTTAGAAGCAGTCTTTAATCATTACGGATTGGACTTACCGCAAGGTGAGAAGTCAATCCTGTGTCCAGTACACGATGACTCTCGTAAGTCTGCTTCGGTGAACTCAGACAAGGGCGTCTGGGTATGCTATGCATGTAGTGCTGGTGGTTCTGGTATACAGATCATCATGGCTCGTGAAAACTTAGCATACCCAGAGGCTCGGTCATGGGCTGAAAAAAATATTGGCAAAGAATCTTCTACTCCGATTGTTCACAATCGTCGCAGTAAGAAGGGTGGGCGGTGGACACCACCAAGGTTGAGGTCTAGATGACAACGATCATTGGTATCCAATTAGACAACGGTTGCATTCTTGCAGCTGATTCACGCACCACTGCAGGTGGCAGACCATACTCACATCCAATCGTTACTAAGATTAGTAAGCGAGGCAAGTGGTTGGTCGCAGGTGCTGGTGATGTGCAACCATGTGATGTGATACAGCATGTGTGGAAACCACCAGCAATCCCAGCCAACATCAAAGACATGTATCACTTTATGATTACAACTGTAGCCCCAAGCATTAGAGAATGTATTAAGGAGTCTGGCTATGTGCCAGACAAGGATGATGCAGATGCAGGCTTCGAGTTTATACTTGCAATCAATGGCACTATCTACCAAGTAGATGATTCATACTCTGTCTACCTGCGTGACGATGGGCTGTATGGCGCAGGGTCAGGGTCTAGCTTTGCACTCGGCGCACTAGCAGGTGGTGCAACATGGAAGCAGGCAATGCAGATTGCTGCTCGCAATGATGTATATACTGCACCTCCATTCATTACACACAGACAGGAGAAACCATGAAGACTAATCCCAAGCTCATAGATCTCTGGACTAAAGCAGCACATCAGTATCACGATAGCCTTGCTGGCTCACCAGCAGAGGCTTACCTAACCAAGCGTGGCATCCTTGATGGAGCCGAAAAATTTTTACTAGGTTATGTAGCCGAGGTAGCACCTGGTCATGAGGACAGACTTAAGCATCACCTATCCATCCCCTACATTACAGAGGCTGGTGTAGTTGGGTTTAAGTTTCGTCGCATCGACGGCGGTGATCCTAAGTACATGATACCTACTGGTCAGAAGCACCACCTATATAACGTCAGTGCAATACTTCATGCAGTCAACCAAGTACTAGTAGTAGAGGGGGAGATAGATGCGATTAGTGCGACTCTTGCTGGGTTCCCTGCTGTTGCCGTTGCTGGTGTTAATGCTTGGAAACCTTATTTTAGTAGGTGTTTTGATGGCATTGGTACTGTCGTAATCTGTACAGATAATGATGCTAAAGAGGATGGCTCTAACCCAGGGCAGGAACTTGCTCGTCGTTTGCAAGATGCCATACCTCAAGCCGTCCGCGTGTCGTTACCGCCTGACAGCGATGTTAATAGTATAATTGTAGACCAAGGAGCGCAAGCATTAGCTGATTTAGTTAATGCAATTAACAACTGAAAGGTGCTCCGTTGGCGACGAACAAATTAACTATCGATGATTTCCAAGAAGATGCTCAGGAAATTTACGATCAGCTTCTGTCCATCTTAGTGATGAAGCAAATCGACTACGGTCCACTTAACATTTGGAATGCACCTGGCGGTGCGACCAATGGGTTGATGGTTCGTATGTCCGACAAACTAGAGCGACTAAAGAATCTTATATACAACTCCATTGAACCTAACAATGAAGCTCTCGAAGATAGCTTCATTGACATTGCCAACTACGCAATCATTGCGCTGATGGTAGAGCGAGGTATCTGGGAGAAGTATGCCACGCAACAGAAATAAAACATACGAAGAGCAGCGAGTATCCCGCATCCGTAGTTACGGTATCAGCGTAGAAGAGTACGAAGAGATGCTCGAGTCGCAAGGTGGTGGCTGCTACATCTGTGGTGCTAGCCCATCTGTTCGTGCGTTAGATATAGATCACGATCACCGCACTGGTAAGGTGCGTGGATTGCTATGTTCTAATCACAACAGAGCACTGGGTTTACTTGGTGACGACCCCGACCTTTTACTTGCAGCACATACTTATTTGGTAAGGCAGTATGTCTGAGCTAACACGAGACCATCCAGTCTGGCAAGAGATCAACGAGATCACAGCAGGTATAGCCTGGCACTTGTCCAAGAGATACCATAGATTTGTTGAGCTTGAAGATATCAAGCAAGCTATGAATGAGTACGCATGGAAGCGCAAGGACAAGGTCAAGGAATACCTTGACCGCGAAGATCCCATTGAAAAAAAGCAGGGATACAAAGCGTTTCATACATTCATACGCAGGGCTGGTGAACGGTATGCTCGTAAGGAAAAGGCTAAAGCCTTGGGTTATGAACTCGGCGATGAATACTTCTATCGCCTCGAGTTAATCGAGAGCTTGATTAAAGTTGCTGGTACTGATGAGTCATACTTGGCTAACCAAGTATTCGATCCAGATGTACATGGCGTCAAGGTCAAGCGACTAGCCAACGAGGGCAACAACTTAGCAGCAATGATTGCTGATGTAGACGCAGCAATGAAGAAGCTTGATCCAAGAATGCAAGGCATTCTTACGGCTCGGTTTGTTAACGACCAACCACTGGCTGAGATAGCAGAAGCTTGGGACATCTCACCTCAGCGTGTTGAACAACTGATTGCTAAAGGGATTACGGCGACCACCG